GGGCAGACGTTCTTCATCACAAAAAACCTGGGCTCCATGGAGTCCGTGGCGAAAGGAGAGCAGACAAATGGTTGATATTTCAATTCGCGGAGAGCTTTGGGACGATGACAGCGCCGACGTCCTGCGCTGGTGGGGGTTCCGGGACATCACGGCCCCCATGGACATCCGGACGGCGCTGGAGTCCGCCGGCGGGGACGAGGTGACCGTCCTGGTCAACTCACCGGGCGGAGACATGACGGTGGGCGCGGAGATCCGCTCCATACTGCGGCGGTATCAGGGCAAGACCACGGCCCTGTTCCAGGGCTACGGCGCCAGCGCGGCCACCCTGGCCGTGTCCGCCTGCTCCGTCATTCAGAGCGAGCCGGGGGCGCTGTTATGCTACCACAATCCCAGCGGGACCACAGATGGAGACTTCCGCGAGATGCGGCGCAGCGCGGAGGCCCTGCGGAATGCCCGGGACTGCATCCTGGAGATGTACACCGCCCGGAGCGGCAGCCGCTCCCGGGAGGAGCTGATCTCCCTGATGGATAAAAATATCTGGATCACCCCCACCCAGGCAAAAGAATACGGCCTGATCGACGGGATCGTGGCGCTGGAAGGCGTCACAGAGCCGGAGGGGGACCCGGCGGCATTCGTGGCGGCGACCGGCCGCATCCGGCTGACGGCGGCCATGCGGGAACGGTACCGGCGCCATGTGGCGGAGGACCGGGAGGCCGCCGCGCGAGACTGTGAGGCAAAGCGCATCCTGGCCCGGCTGGGGACGCTTGCAAAATACTGAGAATACGGAGGACGATTATGGACTACATGGAGAAGATCACGGAGCTGCGGGCCAGCAAGGCCAAGCTCAACGCACAGGCCCAGGCCCTGGTGACCGAGGGCAAGTTCGAGGACGCCAATAAACTGGCGGACCAGATGGAGGGCATCAACAAGCAGATTCAGGCGGTGGAGCGGCTGCTGGACGAGAGCCGGAAGCACGCCGTCCCCCTGGACGGCAAGTATGACGGCATCCTCCACGACGAGGGGACCGGAAAGCCCAAGGATGGGAAAAAGGATGCCGTGAAGCCCTTTGCCACCCTGGGCGAGCAGCTGAAGGCCGTCTATGACCTGCGGAAGGGCCTGGTGGCGGACGAACGGCTGGAGAAGGTCAACAATGCCGCCGGCGTCACCGGCACCAACGGCCCGGACGGCGGCTTCGCCCTCCAGGAGGACTTCGCCGGGGCGATTCTGGAGAGCGCCGTGCGGCAGAGCCCCCTCCTGAACCGGCTGGACCGGTACACCTGCTCCAGCGCGGCCAACGCCATGCGGTGGCTGCACGCAGACGAGACGGATATCTCCACCAGCGTGTTCGGCGGCATTCAGATGTTCTGGGCGGCGGAGGGCGCCACGGTGGCGGCCAGCAAGCCCCAGTTCCGGGAAATGAAGCTGGATCTGGAGAAGATGATGGGCTTCTGCTACTGCACGGACGAGATGCTGCAGGACGCCGCTTTCCTGACCGGCTTTGTGGGCAACGGCTTCACCCTGGCGGCGGACCGGCTGCTGACGGAGAGCGTCATTTCCGGCGACGGCGTGGGCAAGCCTCTGGGCCTCCTGAACTCCGGGGCCGTGATCGTGGTGGACAAGGAGTCCAGCCAGGCCGCCGGAACGTTCCAGGGCGCCAACGTCATCAAGATGCAGGCCCGGGCCATGCCCCGGGGCCGGGACCGCATGGTGTGGCTGATGCACCCGGACCTGGAGGAGCAGCTGCCGTATCTGGCCATCCAGAGCGGCGAAGCGGCTAAGTTCCTCTGGAATCCGGAGGGGGGCCTGGGCAACTTCGACACCCAGCGGGTGCTGAACAAGCCGGTGCTGTTTGAGGACAGCTGCCCCGCTATGGGCAGCAAAGGCGACGTCATGCTGGTGGACCCGATGCAGTACATCCTGCTGAGCAAGAGCACCGCAAAGCAGAACTGGTCCATCCATGTGGAGTTCCTGACGGACCAGAACTGCTTCCGCATGGTGTTCCGCTGCAATGGCGCCCCCAAGGTGAACAAGCCCCTGAAGATCAAGAACAGCTCCAAGACCCGCAGCCCCTTTGTGGCGCTGGCCGCCCGTACATAAGGAGGACAGTATGAATCGGATTTGTGAAGAAGTGCAGTACCTGGACGTATTCGCGCCCCAGGCGGTGGCTACGGCCACGAAAAAGACCAGTACCTTTGTGGACACCGCCGGCGCGGACAGCGTGGAATTCCTGATCTACACCGGCTCCCTCGCCAGCGGGAAGAAGCTGACGGTGGGCGTCCAGACCTCCGCGAACGCCGGCGGCTCCAGCCCGGAGGAGGCGGAAAAGATGGTATTTACCGCATCCGGCTCCACCCCCGGCCTCGCCGTGGTGAGCTACAGGGTCCGGGGAGACCGTGGCCGCTATGTGGGCGTCACCTTCCAGCACGACGCCGGCTCGGAGGTGGACTGCGCCGTGCTGGCCGCTGTGCGGCCGATGTACCGGCCGCCGGAGAACAGCTGGCAGCTGGTGGTGTAAGTCATGACATCCTGGAGCGAGGCGATCAGGGCCCGGCTTATGGCCTACTGCCGGATCGACGTGCTGGAGGATGGAGAAGAGGACCTGCTCAAGACCCTGTATCTCTCCGCTGTCGCGTATCTGGCGGGCGCGGACATCTCTGAGCCGGAGGCGGACACGCCCAGGCGGGCCCAGTACGACCTGTGCGTGAACGCCCTGGTCCTGGACGCCTATGACAAGCGGGGCACCACCGTCAGCGGCTCGGCGCTGACCGACAACCGGGAATACCGGGGGACCTTCCTGCAGCTGCAGGCCACGGAGCCGGCGTCCGAATCGGAAACATGAAAAGGGCCGCCCCGGCGGAGGCCGGGGCGGCGGGGCAATCATACGGGATCGCCGTGGTGCCAGAGATATTCGGCGGACAGGTCGAGGTCATCAGACCAGGAAATCGCGTACCCACCGGGATCAACCCGGGCCTGTGAAAACAGATCCGGATCTCTCAAGAGAGAACGAAAAACCGCATGTTCCTGACAGAGTGCCTCACAGTTTAAGCGGCGGCGGTCCCCAGACGTAAAGACCACCAGCAGGACATGATCCCGCAACACGGTGCAGGCGGACAATTTGTGAAACATGGGACTCACCGGTCTGTGACGCCGAGGCGCTGCTTCAGGGCATCCTGGAGGACCTGAGAGAAGTTGACACCGGCTTTTTCGGCCAGGTCATTGAGCCAGCTTTGAAGCGTGACGTTCTTGCGGACGGTTCGCATGTCGTTGGCCCGGCGGTAGGCATCAAAGTCCACCAGGGCATAGGACGCCGTCTGAGGCGGCGCACAGGCGGGAAGCGCCGCAGAGGGTGCCGGGATTTCACGGCCCAGATCCTGGGCGGAGATCCCCCAGAGGCCGATGGCGTCCGCAGCCATGTCGATGGCGTCGGCGAGATCCTTCCCCTCCGTATTGATATCCAGATCCGGCACGTAGACCACATAGCCGTGTTCGGACGGCGTCAGGATGATGGGATAGGCTTGTTTCATGAGAATTCCTCCTTTTGCGGAGCGGCGGGGCTGTTTTACAGCCCGCACCGCTTGATGATGGCTTTCGCCAGCTGTTCATCAATTTCTTTGTGTCTGGGGACCGGCTCGATCCGGGTCCCGTCTGTCATGATAATATGGTTCCCGCCCTGACGGAATACCCACCACTTTTTGGCGTAGAACCGTTTCAGCAAATCTTTCTGTTTCATATCCGCCTCCTGCTCTTTACTTATATTATACGCATTTGATGCGCATAAGTCAAGAGAAAGAGGCAAGAATAAGGAGAAAAATTATGGCGGTTGTCAGTGCCGGGGAGCTGCGGAACCGGGTGGAGGTGCTACGCCGAGGCGAGCGGATCAACCCGCTGGGAGAGCGGACATTCGACTACGAAGCGGAGCGCCGGGTGTGGGCCAAAATCGTGCCCACGACCGGGCGGGACGAGGCCGTTGAGGGGGGCATGGAGCGGGCGGAGGTGACCCACCGGATCACCGTGCGCCGGGCCTCCATCCCGAACCTGACAACGGACCTGCGGCTTCGGTACCGGGGGCAGGTCTACGAGGTCCAGTATTTTTACCCCAACTACCGGGACAGCGGTTTCCTGGATCTTTATGTAAGGCTGGTGATCGAAGATGGCATCCACGGGTTTTGATACGGCCTCGTTCCAAAGGCTGGGCCGGGACCTTCTGCGGTGCGGAGAGGCGTATTCCAAGAAGGAGAAAAAATTTCTCCGCCAGGAGGGCTCCAAACTGCTGAGAAAAACCAAAAAAGAGGCCAAGCGAGTCGGAAAAAAGACGGGAAATTATCAGAAATCCATCAAGCGCGGCAAGCCCTATTCCTATCGAAGATCAAATGCCATTCGGGTGTATTCCTACGCCCCACACGCACACCTGATCGAGGAAGGGCACCGGATGGTGACACACGATGGCCGGGAAGTCGGGTTTGTGCAGGGGCATCACGTCTTCGAGGCTGCCGCACGGGACTTTGAACCACAGTTTCTTTCGGACTTGGATGACTTTTTGGAAGGGACGGTGCGGCTGTGATCTCTTTGCAAGCAGTCAATCAGGCAATCTGCACGCTGTATCAACAGGCCCTGGACGCCGCCGGCACCGGCGCCAAGCTGGTGGCGGAGGACGTGTCCAAGCCCATCATCCGGCCCAGCGGCAAGGTGGAGCTGGAGGACGGGACGGACGCCCGGCTCCTGGCCTCCGGCCGGGAGCGGACGGTGACCTTCCGGCTGTACTACTTCGCCAAGGACCGGGAGCGGCCCAAGCTGGAGAACCTGGCGGTGCGCGGCGCCATTGGGGAGGCGTTTCTGGACGGGATCACGGTGGAGGACACCTATCTGGGCATTGACGAGGGCGTGTCCTTTACCGTGACGGACGGCGTGCTGGTGGCCTCGCTGGAGCTGACGCTGACGGAGCCGGTGCCGGAGGCGGACGCAGAACCCATGGAAGAGTTCAATTTGGATTTGGAGGTAACATGAAATGGCTGTAACACTGCCGAAAATTCTGGTCACATTTACACAGCTGGCCACATCGTTCATCCAGCGGTCCGCCCGGGGGATCGCGGTGCTGATCGTGCGGGACGACACCGCCGGGACCGGAAAGACGTTTTTCCAGTACGGAGACGCCACCCAGGTGAGTGACACGGAGTTCACCCCCGCCAACCAGCAGTATATCAAGGACGCGCTGTCCTTCGGCCCGCTGCGGGTGAGCGTGGTGAAGATCAAGACCGCGGACGATCTGGCGGCCGCGGCGGCGATCTTCACCCAGTATGAAAAGACAGGCTGGGTGACCTTTGCGGAGGGGAGCAGCGACGACTGGTCGGACCTTACCAGCTGGATCAAGGCCCAGGAAGAGGCGTACAAGAGCTGGAAGGCCGTCTGCTTCAAGGCCACGGCGCCGGACTCCATGCACATTGTCAACCTCAGCAACGAGAAGGTGACCTTTGCCGATACCCGGGGAGAGGTGAACGGAGAGAAATACTGCGCCTCTCTGGCGGGCCTGCTGGCATCCTGCAATGTGGAGCAGGGCGCCACCAACAAGCTGTGTCCGAATCTGACACGGGTGGCGGTGCCGGAGGATCCGGATACCGCGGTGGGGGCGGGAAAATTCCTGCTGATTAACGACGATGACGAGGTCCGGGTGGGCGTGGATGTGAACGCCCTGACCACCACCAACGGCACAACCCTGACGGATGACATGAAGTACATCGAGACCGTGGAGGCCATGGACATGCTGCGGGACGACATCACCGCCACATTCCGGGACGAGTACCTGGGCAAGTACCGCAACAGCAAGGCCAACCAGATGCTGTTCATCTCCGCTGTGAACTACTACTTCGACACGCTGGCGGCTGCCGCCAGCAACTACGTGCTGAACCCGGACCACGACAACAAGGCCGGCATTGACGTGACCGCCCAGCGGAACGCCTGGATCGGGTCCGGGAAGGCGGAGGCCGCGGACTGGGACGACGCCACAGTGATGGCGACGCCGTTCAAGCGGATGGTCTATCTGGCGGGAGACGTACAGATCCTGGGCTGCATGGGCGGCCTGGAGTTTGCCGTCACCCTGATGTAAGGAGGACGTATGAGCAAGAGGACAGAGAAAATGCTGCACGGGTCCTGCAGCGAGGTGTATATCAACGGCGTCCGGGATGATCTTGCCACCAAGATCGAAGTGAAGGTCACCGGCGATTTCGAGGACGGCGCGTTCTGCGGGGATTACGGGACCTTCCCCATCTACAACGGATACGCCATCGAGGGAACCATCACCGACAAGAAGCAGGACAGCTCGCTGGAGACCGCCATCACGGAGGGGTACCGCACCGGCATCATGCCGGACATCGTGCTGATTACCGCCCTCACCAACCCGGTGAGCAAGCAGACGGAGCGGTGGAGCATTTCCGGCGTGGTATTCACGGAAGTGGCCCTGGCCAATATTGAGGCAAAAAAACCCGTGGACCGGGAGCTCCCCTTTAAGGCGGAGCGGTGGAAGAACCTGGAGGCGATCTCATGAGCAGGAAAATCACATTTGACGAGCTGGTGGCCCGGCGGGAGCAGCGGGAGAACGACAAGCTGAAGGTGGGGATGCTCACCATTCCCGGAACAGGCGTGGGCCTGGAGGCCCGGATGCCGCCCCAGAAGGCGGTGCTGGATCTCTATGGCGAGCTGGGCAGCGCCAAGGACGCCCTGGAGGCGCTGCACTGCGGCAACCACGCCCTGTACGTGTGCTGTCCCCAGCTGCAGGACCGTGCCCTGCAGAAGGAGTTGGGTGTGGACGAGGACCCCATGAGCATCCTGGACGTCCTGTTCACGCCGGTGGAGCAGGACCAGCTGGGCGGCGATGCCCTGCGGTTCCTGGGACTGCTGCCGCCGCTGCCGGATAAAACCAAGCCTGCCAGCTCCGATGGGGAGCCGCCCGCGGACCCGGGGCTTGAGACGGTAAAAAACTGATTGCCCGCGACCCCCTGCTGGAGCTGATGGCGTTTTACGCCGTGCGGGGCGTGCCGCTGGATGTGCTGGCGGCCGCCACGCCGGCGGAGCGGAGCTTCCTGCAGGGGGCGCGGGCATTGTACTACGAAGAACAGGCGGCGCTGCTGCAGGCGGCGACAGCGCGGATGCTGACGGGAGGCGGGCGGCGTGGCGAATAGAGTCATCAATACCATCCTGAACCTGCGGGATAACATGTCCGGCGGCCTGATCCGGGCGGCCCGGAGCACGGAAGGCGTCACGCGGGAGATGGAGAGCGCCACCCGAAGCGTGGTGGCCTTCAAAAACCGGGCGGTTTCCGCTCTGGGCAGCGCCACCAAGAGCTTTGCCAAGTGGGGCGCTGCCTCCGCCGGTGCCGTAACGGCGGCGTTCCTGGCCATGGACAGCGCCACGGAGGAGTATCGGATCGCCCAGGGCAAGCTGAATACCGCCTATGAGGCGGCAGGATATAGCGCGGAGACCGCGGCCACCGCCTACAACGAGTTTTATCAGATCCTCGGAGACACGGACACGGCCACGGAGGCCAGCCAGCTGCTGAGCAAGCTGATCCAGAATGAGCAGGATGTGACAAAGTGGACCCGTGTGGCTGCCGGTGTCAGCGGAACCTTCGGCGACAGCCTGCCCATTGAGGGACTGATCGAGGCCACCAACGAGACGGCCAAGGTGGGCAAGGTCACCGGCGTGCTGGCGGACGCCCTGAACTGGGTGGGGATCAGCGAGGACAAAATGAACGAACGGCTGGAGCGGACCTCCAGCGAGGCGGAGCGGAACCGGATCCTCCTGGAGACGCTGACCGGCAGCTATGACGACGCCGCAGACGCCTTTTACCGGAACAACGAGCAGTTGGTCCAGGCCCGGAAGAACCAGGCGGCCCTCTCCGCCACGACGGCGAAGCTGGGCAATGCCAGCGCCATTGCGAAAAACAGCCTCATGCGGCTCTTCGGCGTACAGGAGGACGGCAGCGTCCGGGCGGGATCCGCACTGGCCTGGCTGAATGACAAGGCGGAGGGCCTGCTGGCTAAATTCCAGGAGTGGAGTCAGGACGGGACGATGGACGCCTTGGCCCAGAAGCTGGATCAGGGACTGGCCCGGGGCGCGGAGCTGGCCAGTCAGGGCTTCCAATGGCTACGGGAGCATGGAGACACGCTGCTGGCAGTCTTGAAGCCGCTGGCAGGGGCTATTGTCGGGCTGAAGCTGATGAAGCTGACAACCGACACGGTCAAAACCGTCCGGGAGTTCGGCCTTTTCGCACAGACGGTCGGACTGGTGACAAATCGGGTACTGACAAACGGAACCGCCTGGATCCACAACACCGCGGATATGGCGCTGAACAAGGCGGGGATGCTGGCCCACACCGTGGCCACGAAGGCCGCGGCGGCGGGGACCACTCTGCTGGCTGGAGCGCAGAAACTGCTGAATCTGGCCTTTGTGCAGACGCCTGTGGGGTGGGTTGTGCTGGGCATCATGGCCCTGGTGGCCGCCGGCGTGGCCCTCTACAAAAACTGGGACAAGGTCAAGGCCAAGGCCGGAGAGCTGTGGGACGGGATTAAAACCGTCTTTGGAGGGATCAAGGACAGCATCGTGGGGGCGTTCAACTCCGCAAAGGAGGCGGTGGGCAGCTTCTTCTCCTGGATTGGGGACAAGCTGTCCGCCCTGGACGGCGCCATCGAGAGCGTGCCGGTCATCGGCAGCATCTACCGGGGGATCAAGGGCGCGGGCAGCTGGGTGATCGACAAGGTCACCGGCCACGCCACCGGCACCAGCTACTTCCCCGGCGGCTGGACCCGGGTAAACGAGCGGG